AAGGAATAAACAAAATGACAGTAAAAGAGTTGATTGAAAAGCTATCTGAATATGACGGGGGTTTACCTGTCAGAATCCAGAATGGTGATTATAGCAGTTATTATATAGGCAGTCGAACAGTCGATACGATTATTGTTAAAGAAGGCTGTATCATTTTGAACGACTAGATGAGAAGTGAAATGCCGTTAAATAAATGAACAAATAAATCTAAAAACATCCTAAAAACCCGCCTTGAGCATGACTATAAGGGTATGATACGCATTTTCAAGGTGGGTTGCAATGGAAAAATTACCCGATGGATTTAAGATTGACTTTAGTAATATTACCATCAATTCAAAAGAGAAGCAGAATCAAAAAGAAAAAGCAGAGAATAAAACGCATCGCAGGACAACAAAGTGTCTTGAATTATCGCTGGAATATGAACTGCGTAGGGGGTTCTCTGAACAAAAGCTATGGGATGCAATGGGCGGCGTAAAAGAGCTAAAAGAAAATACAAGCTATAATTTTATCACCGCCGGCGATGTAGATGCCTTGAGTTATCTCCAATTGGTTTTACGTTATCAAAAATTAGATTATTGCCTTTTTTCTACGTGGTGCATGGGAGCTGAAGATATTTTGAAATTTGACCAATGGCTAACAGATGGAACAATCAAAAAGCTTGATGCGTATGTCGGTGAAATATTCCCTAGCAGCTATAAAATAGAATGGACAATGTTGAAAGACTTGTATACTAAGCATGATGGAGCAGGCAGAATAGCCGTATTTCGGAACCATTCTAAAATATTTGCAGGATATGGGAACAATTTTTATTTTGGCATACAAACAAGTGCAAATATAAATACAAACCCACGAACCGAAAACGGTTGTATAACAATCGGGCGGCATATATTTGATTTTTACAAAGAATATTTTGATGGCATAGATAGTTTCGTAAAACAAAAATGAGAAAATGAGAGTGGGTAAAGGATATACAAAAACGCAAGTTTTAGAAGCTATTGAGACAAGCGGGGGTGTAATGGCAGTCGTTCAGCGGAGGCTCGGATGTGCTTCATGGGAAACCGCGCGCAAATATGTAGAAAAATGGAAAGAAACACAGGCAGCTTTTCTCGCTGAAAGCTGTATTGTCAATGATTTAGCGCGTTCGGTTATTATTAAGGATATTCAAGAAGGTAATGTCCAGACTGCCAAATGGTGGCTTGAGCGGCGCGTAAGGGAAGAGTTCAGCGATAAGGCAGGGATAAACCCGCCGTCTGAAAACATTGCTCCAGATAATACGTTGAGGATAGAAATAGATGACAGTACCGAGTAACACCATTTTTGCAAAAGCATACAATAGCGCATTCAAGGCTATTATGGCACATAAAAAAGAGCGGTATACGTTTACCGGCGGGCGGGCAAGCTGCAAGTCTTCATTTATCTCAATTTGCATTGTCCTATTGATTGTTATATTTCCAGACTACAACGCACTCGTTATCCGAAAGACAGCTAAAACTTTGCGCCGTTCTGTGTTTGAACAGATAGTATGGGCAATAAGGCTCTTACATCTTGAAAACCGCTTCCAAATACCGCGCAGTCAAACCGCTGCCTTACCGATTATCTATAACCGCGGAGGCGGAATCCAGCAGCGGATATTGTTTGCAGGTTGCGACGATCCCGAGAAGATAAAATCACTTAAAACCGCATCGGGCTATTTTGCTATTTTGTGGGTAGAAGAAAAAACTGAATTTCACGAAAGCGAATTACAGAATATCCGCATATCGGCATTGCGCGGCGGCGATGCGTTTTATATCTTTGAAAGCTATAACCCTCCGAGCGCGACACGGCATTGGTGTAATATCGAAGCGCGCACCCCAGACAGTAACCGCATGGTAATACACACCACCTATCTCGACATACCGGCGGCGTGGTTAGGCGAGGCAATCCTGCACGATATAGCGCATACGAAAGAGACGAACGAGCGGACATACCGAAATATCTACCTTGGAGAGGCAACCGGTACCGGCTTAAACGTCTTTGAAAATGTCAAACTACAGCCGATTACGGATAATCAGATAAAAACATTTGATTATATCTATCGCGGCGTTGACTGGGGCTATTACCCCGATCCGTTCCAGTATGTAGTAGTCGCATACCAAAAAGCGACGCTCTATATTTTTGACGAGTTCAGACTTTACAAGCACGGAAACATAGAAGCGTTTAATGCCTTAAAAGACCACATGAATAATCAGTATGACAGATACCGGTATGATACACGGCAAAAGGGAGAAAAAGACAGGATAGAGAGCGTACAAAAAAAGAGGGAAAAGGGGGTGACGGTTTCCCCGCCGATAGTGCAGAGCCGAAAAGCATTGCAGACTTCAGAGCGTTTGGAGCGGATATGCGCGGGGCAATAAAGGGAGCGGGGAGCAGGGACACCGGTTTTAAGTGGCTGCAGGGCTTAGACGCTATCATCATCGATCCTGCGCGGTGTCCACATGCCGCCGATGAGTTTACCCTCTATGAGTACGAAATAGACAAGCGAAGTGGAGATGTCATGAGTGGTTATCCAGACGGGCAACCAGATCACTGTATGGATGCGGTGCGGTATGCAATGGAAACCGTGTATCGGCGGGCGGGAGCGTAAGATGACTATAGGGAGTACAGATACACAATGTTTGAAGCAATAAAAGGATTTTTTATGAACATACTGAACATCTTTAAAAGTTACTCCATCAAAGAAGTAACCGGTATCGACACGCATATTTCAAGCGTGATGTACGAACGTATCAAGCTCTGGGCTGATATGGCAGCAGGATGCGCCCCGTGGAACGAGAAAGCCCCGCCGTGCGGTGTGCTTGACCAGATATCGGGACGGCTTGCAATGATGGTATTGCGTGAAATTGCCATCGAAGTTCGTAACGATGCTATCAAACCGGTGCTGGAGCATTTAGACGCAAATATCGATAAAGTTGTTGAGTATATTACGCTTTTGGGCAGCGCTCTTGTTCGTCCGATTTACAGCGAGGGTAGGCTCCAGTATGAAGCGCTTCCATTAGGAAATTATTTACCGACAAGCTACGATTTTGACGGCACCCTTACCGGCGCGCTTATTTTTAAGCAAGTAATAGACGGCAAAAAGCTCTATTTATTGGTGGAGCAACACACCTACAAAAACAATGCGCATTCAGTTGAATGCACCTTATACCGTAACGACCTCGGCACTATGCGCAAAGTCAACCTAACCGATTGCCAGCAGACCGCTGACATAACACCTGCCTATACATGGCAGCACGTCCCGCAGCCGATGATTGTTGAATTCCGCAATCACAGCACTAATAAGATTGACGGCTCAAATGTACCGGTTGCAATTATCGCAGGCGTTGAAAATTTGATACAAGATGCAGATGAGCAGTACGAGCGTATGAACTGGGAGCAAGAGGGCGGGGAACTTAGAGTATTTGCCGACCGCGATATGTTTGAAAAGCGGGTAATACGGGACGGCGGTACGGTTGGAGTGAAAATGACCAGTAGCCTCAACCGGCTTGTTACGATGATAGACGGGGACGGCAGCCCTGACGGTAAGAAGATTACCGAACACGCCCCCGACCTCCGCACCGCTTCACAGAATGAAATGTTTCAGCAAATCCTCCGCCGCATCGAACTTACATGCAATATCGGCAAGGGAACGGTTTCCGATATGGAAAGCGTTCAGCAGACCGCAACGCAGTATTCTGGCGGCAGGCAGGAACTCTATGCAATCGTTGACCGCATAGAAGACGAAATAGAAATAAAGTACCAGCAATGCGCCGATGTCTTTGCGTATATGGCCGCCGCTTATGGCTTAGGCAGCAATGATAGCCATATCACCATCACATGGAACGATGATGCCACACGTAAAGATATAATGCAAGCAAAACAACAAGAGATACAGGAAATCAACGCCGGCATACGAGATAAATGGGAATACCGGCGGGATTTTTTCGGAGAAGATGAACTAACGGCTAGGGCAAACGTACCGATTGAACCGGTTCAATCAAGTCCCTTTGATTTAGCGTAAAGGAAGGATGCATAAAATGGAAATTACAAAAGATAATATTGATGATGTTATTTTTGAATTATGTAATCGCGCGGCGCTGCATCTTATTTATGATGATTCTCAATATGCCGCTAAAACATCAGCGTTATGTCATGATGTTGCAATATATCTTAATAAGATTGAAAAGCAAGAAAAAGATTATACGAAGAAACTGCACAAGGTTTTTCAAGAACTTAGAAAAGATGACATCCTTGAAAAACTTGAAACATATTGTACAGATGTCGTTATGGATATAATCCGATTTAAGCAGTCCTGCTTTGAAGAAAAGAATGCCGACAGATTGCTATACTTTGTATCAAAATTATCATTAGCAGTAGATTTATTTGCATTTTCTTTTTCAGGGAAATATGCACGCACACTCGAGACAATGAAGAGCCAGCGGCAAAACATGCTGGACTATCTTGTGAAGTATCCTTTTTCTCCAATACCGTATCCAGATGCGGAGGGTAAACAATAACCCATGCTCTCGCCCCGCTACCTTGCCGGTCTTTCGGATGATCTCATAGAAATTTATTCACAGCTTGAAATCGACATACTCCGCGATATGGCACGCCGTCTTGCACGGGTAGGGAAAATCACCGAGGCAACCGAATGGCAGGCACAAGTATTAGCCGAGGCAGGCGGCTTAAAACAGGATATTGCGCGGATATTGCACAAATACGATAAGCGCATTATTCAAGAGATACAGGCAATCTTTAATGATGCTTTAATAAAAAATGCCCGCGCCGACAATCGCATTTTTGCCGAAGCGACAGGGCGCACCATAAGCGATAACAATGCGCAAATGATGATTACGACAATCAAAAAAACGCATGAAGATTTATCACGTCTTACACTTACGAGCGCCGAAGCAACAAATAAAACCTTTCTTAAACAGGCAAACAACGCGTATATGCAGGTAACAAGCGGCGCGTTTGATTATAACACGGCAATGAAGATGGCAGCAAACGAAATAGCAAAAAGCGGCGTTACCACAATGGTAACCTATACGAACAATGCGAAGCCTGTAAGACGCAGCCTTGAAAGCGCCGTGCGTATGAATATCTTAACCGGTG